AACAATATAATCAACCTTATCGTGTGTCTTTAATATCTTATTCATATATTCATTTACATTCTTTTCAATAAATCTAATTACAAATTGACCAGATGATGTTATAGCAGTTGCTTGTCTTACATCATAATATCTAAAGTATTGATTACCGATAGCACCATAAGCTGAGTTAAGAGCAATCTTCTTCGCCCATTGTATATTATGACAACGAGATATTTCTTTTGCCGTCTTTGGGTCTTTTGTCTTTTGATATTCTTTCTTCGCTTGAAATGCTAGTGTCTTAAACTTAACCCTATCATTATACATCTTTTCCATAAGTCTAGGTAAGAAACCTGGACTATCTGTTTTAAACATAGCACCATTTGGTGTAATACAAGCGCCTTCTGTTTTTAAATGTGTCAACGGTGTCGCATGTTTTAACATTCTATCTACAGAAATACCTGATGGTTTTACACCAATGATTTTCTCTGGTGATATATTATACTGCATAATTAAATGTGGATATAGAGAGTTAATGTCAAACGAAACAATCCAGTTATGCATGCCTGTGATTGGGTCTTTTACATAAGCGCCATCGTACTTATCTTCCTTAACATTATCTTCCTTAGGTGGTATCATTATATTATCTTTTTTTAGATAATTGTAAATCAACATATCCCACATTCTAACTTGTGAAAATACATCTGTATAATTTACTTTAGCCTCATACGCCATGGTTAAGACTAGTTCAATTAGTTTTAATTTGTCTTCTAGTTGGTCAACAATCTCAACATCTTTAATATTATAATCAATAAATGATTGATAGTCTTTTGTATACCATTCTCTAAATGTATCGTAAGGGTTATCATCTTTAGGTAAACCAAGTTCTACTTTACCAATATAGTCAAGTTTATAACTTTCTTGTTTAGTAGGTATAAACTTTTGATACAAGTCTAGGTAATCTAACATAGAAATACCAAAGATAGCATAATAAGTTTGAGGCCGACCTCTTACAACTATGGTTTCTCTTTCAACTAAATTCCAAGGTGAAAATCTTTTTAATACTTTTTCATCTACTAGGTTTCTAATACGATTAAACAAATAAGGTATGTCAAAAAATTTAGTATTCCAACCTGTGATTACATCTGGATAGTTCTTAATCCAAAATTTCATAAACTCCATAATCAAAGACTTCTCTGACTTACATCTTATATAAGTTACATCTGATCTATCTGTTTTAAACTCACCTGTACCCCAAGTTATGATTTGTTTATTAGATTGATTTTTTACTGTGATCGCTAGTAATTCTTCTGTTGGATTTTCTACATCAGGAAAACCATTTTCCGCACTACACTCTATATCAACTGTAAATATCTTTATTGCGTCTTTGTCAAATTGTATATCTTCAGGATATTCGTTTGCGATATATTGATATTGGTATCTATCCATACCATACAATGGTGAGTTATCTGTATTATAACTTCTTTTAAATTCTCTTGCTTTTGATATACTAGGAAATTGTATTGGTTTTAGTGTTTGACCTTTTAACGTTTTAAACTTTGTATCTTCTTGTGAGATAGCATATAGAGTTGGACTAAAGTCAATCTTCTCTTTGTATTCTTTACCCTCGTGGATACCACGAACAAGTAACTTACCTCTATGTTCAATAACGTTTTTATAAAAGTTCATAATTTAATTTGGTGGAGCATAACAGAGTCGAACTGTTGACCTCCTGAATGCAAATCAGGCGCTCTCCCAACTGAGCTAATGCCCCAAATTTATAGTTTGTGATTGTCCAATAAGTGTACAACCAAACCATCGTGTTTCTTTTCTAAACTAATTTGACAAGCTAATCTACTTTGCATACGATCATAACCTTTTTCGTATTCAATTAAATCTGTTTCAACAGAACCTTGATTAGGTTGACCTACTATATGTGTCCAGTTTCTATCTACTATTACATGGCAAGTCGCACACGCACAACAACCTGAACAATCTGCTGGTATCTCATCAATGGCTTCTTTAGAATAATCTCTAGCAGCTTCCATCAATGTCATACCCTCGTCTACCTGGACAGGAATAATTTCCTCTCCTCTAACAAAGTTAACCTTAATCATTAAAGTTTTGGTACTGAGTTTTCTGTAATTAGACCAGGTGTTTTAGCAGATATAATCGTGCTAGTATTTTGTTCGTATGATCTTAATAAATCATCTTTTGGATCTGTCATAAAAACAATTTTGTCTTTGCCAACAGTAATTGTTTCACTTTTACCAAACGCATTATACAAACTCATCATAAGTTGTATAGGTTTTCCTGGTGCTGTTTGTTGAGGTATGATTACGAAAGGTTGTTTTAAACTAACACCTTGGTCATTCTCACCTACTTTAGCGATTACATCTTCGCCAGTAGTCATTCTTAATATCTTCACATCTTGCATAATATCTCCTATTTGTGTTATACTATATCATATCCTGACGTATTTGTCAAGGGTTTATTTCTTTTCAAAGCCAACTTTATCTTCTTTGCCATCTTTATCAATGGGTTTTAGTCTCTTACTTAATACAAATGTTCTATTAGGGTTGACACTAATATTCATTAATCGCATTAAATCTCTATTTACAAGTAAGTCAGAGCCTGATCTAGGTCTTTGGTCTAAACCAATCTCTACATCTTTATATGTAAAACCATTAAATGTTAAGTCCATTAATATAGTTGGTCTAATTTCTGATGGTTCATCTGTTGCATTTGATCTAAACACTTCACTCTTTCCATGTCTAGGTTTACTATAAGTCTTACCATCATATTTCCATTTAACAATCTTACCATCTTCTAAAATTTTGTCTGCGTGTAAAGCACAAGCAGCTGAACCATTACCAGTATCAAACTTAACTCTTACTTTACCTACTTCATCTAACTCAACAGTTTCTAACCAACCAGTTTCTATAAGTGATTGTCTATCCCAATGAGCTCTATCTGTAATATAATCTACTACATTAGCCATCATTTTTTCACCATCTATTCTACCAGCTGGTTCTGCGTCAGAATAATAATCTCTATGTTGATAACCTTCGTAATCAGCGCCTGATCCAGGACTACCATTAATCTCTAATAGATATGGTTTGTTTTTAAATATGATGTGATCTACACCTACCATATAAGCTCTAGATAATCTAGCTGCCTTTAATACAAGTTCTCTTTCTTCATCACTTAATATATACGGTGCTGCCTCTGCGCCTCTATGTGTGTTTGATCTGAAGTCATAAGAGCTGTGAGTTCTCTTTGTACTAGCAAATATTTTATTATCTACCACAAACGTTCTTATGTCAAAATCTGAAGGCATATATTCTTGTATTAGAAGTTCTGCGTCTAGTTTCCACATCGCTTGTACAGTCGCCACAAGGCCTTCGTAACTTTCTATTTTGATTACTCCTACGCCTTGTGTTCCTGTTAGTGTCTTTAAGATGACAGGGAATTTTCCACCAATCATATCTAAGCCACTTTTAATATTGTTTTCATTTGAAATAAATGCTGTTTTAGGCATTGGTAATCCAAACTTCTCAAATAATAATGCTGTTGTTAGTTTGTTATCACAAGTTAGCATTGAAGCTCTTGTGTTCATCATAAACGCTTGTGAGTTTTGAAATGATGATATTAAAGAAAGACCTGCTTCATTTTCAAGTGCGCCACCTCTAACTATACAACAGGTATCTCTACCAACGAAAGTATGTTCACCTTGTTTACCGTCATAGTTATAAACAGTAAGTGTACCTTTGTCTTCGTCTTTAGCTGTGATGATAGTTGAATTGGTGTTTACAATAATACACTTGATACCTTTTTTCTTACACGCTTTTTGTATAAGATCAGCAGTAGTGTTTTCTTTTGGGTCTTTAGAGTCAGCCACAGTTACCATAGCAACTGTAATAGGTTTATCTCTACGACCTATATCTGTTTCTGTAATAAACTCTTTAAACTTCGGTACTTGCATTATCAGTATTATCCTTGGCTTCCACTTTTTTCCCTATATTATATTTTGCCGATAAGTTCCACTCTTTTTTTTCTTTAAAAGGTAATACTTTGATTTGTGATAGTGGTGCTTTGTCTTCCGACTTTGCTTTGTCCACTATATCAATTAAATTCCAATCTTGTAATAAGATAGAGATTGTGTTTCTTCTTTGAATATCGTTTTGTGTTAAAGTTGCTTTCTTACCATCTAACGCAAATAGTTCTTTAAAATGTGTTATGAAATATTTACCTTGTTTGTGTAATATGTGACAACTTTGAAATAGTGTTTTGTCTTTTCTACTTGCAACGCCAATTCTAGTTAAAGTCTCTCTGATCTTTAAAAAGTCATCTGGTTGCTTAATTGTAACCTCTAACATACTGTCAGCGGACCAATTGATTGCTTCTTCGCTCATTTAGTTCTCCCACCTTTTAAAAGGCTAATCTTAATTAGTTCAATTTGTTCCTCAGTAAGTATATTGAGAGCATCTTTTGCCTTCTCATTGCTATATCCATAATACTCTTTTACATACTCTAAATTCTTCAACTTGGCTTGTGATAACCACTTGCCACCAAATCGCTTCTTTTTTCTAATACTATTTATATAAAAATGAAACTGGGTTCTTTTATCTAGGAAGTGATAGCCATTCATTTCATTGGCTTGAGCAATACAGTCGTAATGTACGGAAAGACACTTGTTTATAACGAAAGGAGGATATTTTTTCTCCCATGTTTGATCGTCTGTGTCTAATAAATTTTCTTTAGTAAAATTAATTGCGTTTAAATAATCTCTTAACTCGTACATAATATAAAACTTTCAACTATTTTCTTTTATTGTGTCTACCCATATACCAATCACCTGGTTCGTAATCCCAACGTTTACCATGATGACCTCGTATATCAGCCCAAAACATTCTAGCTTTCACTATCAATTTTCTTAATAATGTTCTTCGTGCCATTTCTCGTATAACTCCCTTTACCTTTTTTAGCTTTCACTACGCTAGGTTTAAACTTCGGAGTTCTTACTTCTTTGGCAACAGGATTGGTTTTGAAAATTCTATCCCAACTTTCCCTGTACTTGTCATTTGATAATCTACTTCTACCGTCCCACTTACCTGGCATAATGTTCTACTTTTGTTCTATTTAGTTTATTTAAATTTACAACCTGCCATTATCTCTGTTAAACAAGCGACCATATTGATCTCTTGGTCAGCGACAAACGCAGACTTATATTGATACCCAGCAA